TGGATGCCAAGACTGGCGAGTTTTTGTCCGAGGACTATGCTTTTTGTCAGAAGTGGAAAAGAGCTGGAGGAAAGGTTTACGCTGCTCCTTGGATTAAAACAATCCACATTGGAACTCATAATTTTGGGTAAGGAATAAAAATGCACGCACTCATTGAAAACGGGGCTGTCAAGCAGTATCCATACAGCATTGAGCAGTTGAAAAAAGCCAATCCTGCTACCAGCTTTCCAAAAAATCCTAGCGACACGCTGCTGGCATCGTTTGGCGTGGAACGTGTGTTTTTTTCTACGCAGCCCAGCCTAACTGACACGCAGGTACTGGAGGAAGGTGCCCCAGTGTTCAGCGCCGAAGACCAGCGCTGGACGCAGGTGTGGACAGTGCGGGATATGACGACTGAAGAAATTGCAAGCCGCGACGAGAGCCAGGCTGCCAGTGTCCGCGCAGAGCGGGACAGGCTGCTGGTGCAATCAGATTGGACGCAGGGCAAGGACATCCCCGATAATGTCAGCAGCACGTGGGCCGTGTACCGCCAGTCTTTGCGCGACATTCCAGGGCAAGCAGGCTTTCCTTGGGACACTAACTGGCCTGCACAACCGGAGTAAACCATCATGGCAAGCACTTTTTCAGACCTGAAGTTTGAGTTGATCGGCAGCGGTGAGCAGTCGAACACTTGGGGCAATACGACCAACACCAATATTGGTACAGCCATTGAGCAGGCCATTACGGGCCTAAGCAATCCGGTGTTCACGACGGACGCTACGTTGACCCTGACACTCACAGACCTGCTTGGCCCTGCTCTGCAGGTCCCGCGAGCCTTGGTCCTAAATGTCACGTCCACAGGCAGCTTGACCGCGACACGTGACATGGTGGTTCCGACGATCGAAAAGCAATACCTGGTCCACAACAACACGTCTGGGGGCCAGAGCATTGTTGTAAAAACGGCCGCAGGCACTGGGATCACCGTGCCCAATGGTGCAGAGATGCACCTGTACGTGAACGGGGTGAACGTGATAGATGCGGTCACGCATTTCAGCTCACTGACCCTTGGTGCGGCGCTGCCTGTCACAAGCGGCGGCACGGGCGTCACCAACCCTTCCTTGGTCCAGGGCACGGGCATTACGGTCAGTGGCACATGGCCAAACCAAACCGTCAGCTCCTCCGTTACCGGGGACGTTGTAGGGCCTGCCTCCGCCACTGACAGCGCTTTGGTCGCATTCAACGGCACCACGGGCAAACTGATCAAGCAAGCGGCAACCGTTTCTGTTGCGCAGGGTGGCACAGGCCTTACATCTGCAACGGCATACGGGGTTGTTTTTGCAGGGACCACGAGCACCGGAGCTTTCCAGGCTTCTGCCGGACCAGGGACCGCGACCCACGTTCTGACCAGCAATGGTGCAGGCGCGTTGCCCACGTTCCAAGCACTTCCCGCCGCTTCGAACCTCACTGGAGCGGTGACTTCGGTGGGCACTGTCACCTCCCTTGGGTCCTTTAGTTCCGCCGACCTGGCCGGAGCCTTGACAGATGAGACCGGCACTGGGGCAAACGTTTTTGCCAACAGCCCAACCCTGGTTACACCCAACTTGGGAACGCCTTCCACCCTTGTCGGCACGAACATCACCGGCACGGCCTCTGGCCTGACAGCGGGCAATGTGACGACAAACGCCAACCTGACAGGCGCGGTCACTTCGACGGGCAACGCTACTTCCTTGGGCTCGTTCACATCCGCCAACTTGGCCGCAGCCTTGACCGACGAAACGGGTACTGGCGCGGCAGTCTTCGCAACCAGTCCTACTCTTGTCACACCTGCCCTGGGCACGCCTACTAGCGGCAACCTGAACAGCTGTACGGCAGACGGCACCAACAAGGTGGGTTACCGCAACGTCCCTCCATCAGGGGCCAAGACGTCAAGCTACACGCTGGTGGCGGCGGACGTCGGCAAGTTTGTTGAGCTGGGAACAGGGGGCAGTGTTGTGGTTCCAGCAGCTGTGTTTGCTGCGGGAGATGTCATCAGTATTTTCAACAACACCTCTGCAGCCATTTCCTGCACTTGTTCTGCTGTGACCGATGTCTACAAAGCCGGAACAGACGCTGACATCAGCAGCTTTAGCGTCACTACTCGCGGCGTGGCCACCGTCCTCTTCATTACCGCCACGCGCGCGGTCGTATCAGGGAATCTGGCATGAGCGGGACACTTAATATTCTTATTGCCAGCCTTGGTGGGCCCGCTCCCGTGGGGTTTTTAGCCGCTATCAGCAACTCCAACGGAAGCGACCTGACCAACTCCTCAATCGCCCTGAGAAACGACCAAATAAACTTAGCGCTTCAGTCCCGCTCGGCCCTGGACGAAAGCCAGCTTACAGTGCTAAGGCTTGACCCCGGGCTGTCGGCAATCACCTGGCAAACATCGCTCACAAATCCGCCTGACACTTTTGTTACCTCAAGGATCAGACTCGACTCTACTGGCAGTGCAGTTGTGGTGGGATCAGCCAATGTCTCTCCCAGTTCAACCCGCAATGCCTTTGTCGCAAAATTTAACAGCAGTGGCGCTATTCAATGGCAACGTCGAATAAACAACAACAGTGAGTTTTACGCCGTTGGAATAGATGCATCAGACAACCCTTATTGCGTGGGGGTTGGACGATTTGTTGCGTCAGATCGAGACGATATTTACGTTGTTAAATTTGACTCTTCTGGCGCTGTTACCTATCAGAGAACCATTGGAAGAACCGACACAAGCAGCATCAACGAGAGCGCTTTCGGAGTGGCTTTCTATGATGCAAACTTTGTTCTGGCTGCTCGGTACAAAGGTTTTTCAGTTCAGTTTCAAGCGGAGCTTTTTGTTGGCCTACAGTCTACGGGAGAAACTGTGGGTGCCACAAACAGCCGGGCCGCTAACGGGTCAAGCTGGCTGTTTAATATAGCAACTATTAACGGGGAAACAGCCTCAATTACTTATTTACTGATGTACGCGCCTGATACAGATGAGCAGATACTAAGAAGGGTAGTTTCTGGGTCTTTTGTGTACACACGGTCTTTTTATGCTACGGGCCTCATTCCATCTGACATGTGCATGAGCTCAGATGGCACACATGTCTATGTTTGCGGGACCCTGTCAGGCGCTCTTCAGCTCTCTAAGTTTGTTGCAACCACTGGAGCACTGGCATGGCAGAGAAGCCTTTCAGCCCCTACTGTAACAATCCAAGTACCCAGTATTACAGTGGACTCTCTTGACAATATACATGTCAACTTCACTGAAACAGTAACTGGGGCTCCCAAAAAGAGCATGGTTCTAAAAATGCCCGGAAGCGGGGCAGGTAGCGGTAATTCCGTGGTGATTGAGGGGAAAACCTACACGTACTCTACTACCACGTTTTTTAGCGGTGCCTCCAATGCATTTCTCACTGACTCAAATACCGACCCTAACGTTGCAGCCTCCCAGACCCTGGTAACTACAACCCTTGCCAGTGCTGTTCCTACATTGGCAATAACTGGCGGGAACCTGTAGTCATGAAAGACTGGTGCGTTGCCTTCGTTGCAGCGGCCAGTCTGGTGGCGTTGACAATCTGGACGGTTCGGGCCGTTTTTCTTGTTTTGAGGTGAAGTATGCTGGCAGAAATTGCCGCCGCCAATGCGGCCTTTGCAGTAATAAAAGGTGCTCTGGCAAACGGCAAGGAGCTGCACCAGCTCGGTTCACGGGTCTTTGACTACTTCGACAACAAGGCCAAGATTCAGGAGTCTGTCACCAAAAAAGGCGGCGGCTCTGATCTTGAGGAATTCATGGCCTTGGAGCGGCTTAGGCAGCAAGAAGAAGAGCTGCGTGAGCGCATGGTCTACGCAGGCCGTCCGGGGATGTGGGGCGACTGGCAGAAGTTTCAGGCCCAAGCTGCCCGTAAACGCAGAGAGGACGCTGAAGCACTCAAACGCGAGAAGGCCCGTAGAGCAGCACAGATAGCACAGCTGATTGAGTACATTGCCATTGGCATGGCCTCTCTTGTCTTGGCTGCCCTGTTGATTTACGGTCTTGTAATCTACTTCAAGTACATCCGATGAGCGACGAAAAGTTAAACGCCAATACAACCCTAGACAAGGTGCTCGGGTATGTGGACTCGCCATTTAAACTGTTCGCCATCATTTTGATGGGCGTGATTGCATTTGCGGGCTACTTCCTATGGCAGAACCAAACCTTCATGCTAGACGCCTACAAAGAGTCCAAGAAGCTGCCAGAGATCAACGCCTCAAGGGCCGATGATGTGGGCTCCATGTTGATGAAGAAGACAGGGGCAACGGTGGTAGCGGTGTTCAGGGTCAACCCGCTGTTTAACAGCAGGACGGTTTACCGGGCCTACACGAAGGACGGCCGGGACAAGAGCATTGAAGACATCGACGTAGGCCTCTTCAGTCAGAACTCGGCCAACAACTCGGACGTGGTGCGGTTGATGACCAACGAAATTCCTTGCGGGGAATACCGCTATGCCCAATCCGAGGTAGGACTGTGGTACTTGGAAAAGGGCGTGGCGTACACCTGCCGGGTAAGCGTTCCGCCAGACAACCACCGGTTTGTTGGACAGATTACGGTGGGCTGGACAGAGCCTCCGCAAGACGTCCAGCAAGTCAAATTCATGCTGGAGATTGCCAGCGCTATGCTAACCAAAAGGGGCAACTGATGCTTTCACTCATTTCTACCCTCGGGGGGCTGCTGATCTCCGGCTTGCCAAAGCTGCTGGAATACTTCCAGAACAAGGCCGACCAAAAGCACGAGCTGGCTCTGGCCCGTGTGCAGACCGAACGTGAACTCCAACTGGCCGCTGCTGGCTTCGCGGCCCAAGCCCGTGTGGAGGAGATTCGCACCGAGCAGGTGGCAATGGAAACTGACGCCCGGATGACCGAGGCTGCGCTGGCTCATGACGCCAAGGTGCTGGAGAAGGCTGGCTCTTGGGTGTCCAGCTACGTGGGCACTGTGCGCCCCACGGTCACTTACATCTTCGTGTTGGAGTTGGTGGCGATCAACGCTTTCATGGCTTGGTATCTGTACCAGCAGCCGGGCCTGATTCAGAACATTGACGACGTAATCCGCTACTCTGACCTGATTTTTTCCAGCGATGAGATGGCCATGCTGGGCGGCATCCTTGGGTTCTGGTTCGGAAGCAGGACTTGGAGCAAGAAGTGAAGCTGTCCAAAGCCGGGGAAGACTTGATGCACAAGTACGAGGGCTTTCGCTCTCGGCCCTACCTTTGCCCAGCCCACATCTGGACGATTGGCTACGGCCACGTCCTGTACCAAGAGCAGATCAGGCTCCCGATGGTTCGACCAGAAGGCAAGACGCAGGCTGACATTCCCATGATCCGCAAAGAGTACCCACTGAAACCGGAGGACAACCGTGTTTGGACGAAAACGGAGATCGACGAACTATTCCGCGCTGATGTCGGAACTTTTGAACGGGGTGTTCTTCGTCTTGTTCCCGGCGTGGTTGGGCGTCAAGGCAGCTTTGACGCTCTGGTCTCTATATCCTTCAATTTTGGGTTAGGCAACCTCCAGCGCAGCACCATCAGGATGCGGGCCAACCGGGGGGATTGGCAGGGTGCAGCCGAGGCGTTCCGGGTCTGGACGAAAGGTGGCGGTAAGGTCTTGCCGGGTCTGGTCAAGCGCCGCGAGGCTGAGATTGCCCTTTTCCTGAGTTAAGTGCGAAAATGCCGCATACCACCAAATTTTGTTAACTGGAGCCTTTTATGAAAACCACGCCAGTTTGGGACAAGAAACGCCCTAAGAGCCTTGGAAAGCCCAAGGCTCTGACACCCGCCAAGAAGGCTTCTGCAAAAGCTGCAGCCAAAAAAGCAGGTCGTCCATACCCCAACTTAGTTGACAATATGCGCGCTGCAAAGGGGTAAAAATGGCCCTCTTGCGACTCTTCCTCAAACCAGGCGTTGACAAGCAGAACACCGAATACGGTGCAGAAGGCGGCTGGGTAGACGCTGACTTTGTGCGGTTCCGTTACGGCCTGCCCGAGAAGATCGGCGGCTGGGAGTCGTTTAACAGCCCACAGATTTATTTTGTAGGGACTGTTTCCGAGGTCTTTACCTGGAACGCACTGGACGGGACCCCTTACATGGTTCTCGGCACCAACCGAAAGGTCTATGTCTATTACGGTGGGGACTGGGCGGACATTACTCCCATCCGAGCTACTGACACGGTCACGTTTAATACAACCAACGGCTCAACCACGGTCGTTGTCAACGACGCCGCTCACGGCGCGGTGGTCGGAGACTTTGTGACATTCAACACCGTCACAGGCAACCCTGGCGGCATCTCTAATGCGAACCTGACAAACGAGTTTGAGATTCAGCAAATCTTGAGCGGCAGCCAGTACACAATCCTGTCCCCCGCCGCTG